TTCACCATCAAAGCCGTATGATTGCTTGTACAGTTTATCACTCTCATCTCGATATATGAAATGGTCGTCGTATGTCTCCATTGGCCAAAGGTGCCGCTGTCCGTCTGTGCGCCCCTCGTTTAGCTTTTGGTGTATCTTATCGTGAATAGCATCATGACTTAAATCACTACCGTTAAACACCGATTTGATTGCGTTCCAAGCCTTAGATATAAAGCTTTCATCATCGGACTTATTAGCAGTGAAACGAGTTAGGTACACTTTTGCTTGTTCGTTATTGGCTGCTTGCTTTAATGGCTCGGCTAAGGCGTAAGGCTTCCCGTTAATGACGTCAGCGAATAAACCATTGTATGCTGAAAAGTCATTAGCGTTCTTTCTGTCGAAGTTAAGAAAGAATCTACGATAATTTGAGCTCGGACTTTCCTCGCTGTTGGTGAACTCTTTAATTCGCTTAGTTGCTTGTGATTCGTTCCATTGGTAGTCGCTAGGTGCTAGCGGTAGGTTTTCAGCGATCATGCATTCATTAACGGTAACCTCGTCGATACTGAATTCGTCACCGCTTGAGTTAGCAAAAACACCAACCCCTTGGAGGGTAGTAGCTGCACCACGTTCACGCAACAGTATGGCATCATGATCTAACTCTATGTTACGAGCGATATATTCGTATGGCTCACCATCCCTGCCAATGCCTGACTTTTCTTCGAGCTGTAGCAGTAAGCCCGTCGACGTGTCGGTATCTTCGCCAGCGTTAATGCGTCGGATAATCTCTTTTCCATCATTAGTGCGATTGGCAATTTCTGGATTAATCGCAATATCACGGACCAGTCGATCACCATTCATCCTGTAGTTGTTGCTAATTGCGCCAATGTAATTCTGGTGTATAGCTTGCGGAGCGCCAGCGCTAATGAAGTTGCCCGCGGCATCGACAGGGTGAGACGATGGCGCGTGAATATCACCAGTGGTATTCGCTGCTAGCTTTTCCACTTCGTCGCGTGGGTAGTAGATACCATTCATTACAGCATCGGCAATGATTGATCCCGCACCCTCCACAACGATGTGATTAGCGCCATATATTGATTTATTGGTAATGACTGCGTTGGTCATTAGGTTGCTATTTACGTGCAACCCTTTGCGTTTTTTATTCATAAATGCCTCGCTTGTATTGATGAGGCCAATTGTACCACGCTTGCTAGCCTTGTAGTAATTGCGCGTGCAGCCTAAGCCCATTAGCTATCCGCTCGTCGGATTGCTGATTAGCGGCTTCAAGTATGATTTTTACTTTGGCTTTTATGTATACCGCGCTAGCTTGCTCAGAAGTTGCGAACCTACCTAGAGGCTTAACCTTGCCACTATCGCTTACTTTTGCTTGGTACTTGCCTCTCGCTTTATCCCAATGGACACCTTGCGGGCAGCTACCTCTCAGGGCTGCGCGATCGACCAATAGCAGGTTAAGCTCTCTTGGTATAAATGCGCAACCCTCGGGGGAGTAAACTTTATTGCCCGGTTTGATTATATCCTTATCAAGAGTCATGTCCTCCCAGTTTTGTTTGATCATCCACGACTTGAAATTAGAGAATGTTAACCATTCTTCGCACACTGAGCACTCTTTGTACGTCGGGAATCTGTCATGATGTTTAATGTCATAGCATCGCCTTATCATATCGCACCACTTTCGGTAGAATGGGCACACATAGCGCTTATTGTTAACAGTTGATTCAGTTGTATAATCTGCGTCATTAGTGCCAACACCGAACTTCGGCTTCCTTCCTGACATTGATCTTTTTGTGGCGGGGATTTCTATAAACATATAAACCTCGTATCATTAGGTTATTTATCAGAATTGTTTTGTGCCAGCGATTGATAAGATCGCGTTCAGCCGCTAAGCCTAGGCACTTGGTCATGATATGTTATAGCTGGCTCTTGGTCAACGTATAGCACGGTTGTTTGGCGGGGTTAATTACTTAGAATCATCAACGTAATCGAGAAGCTTAAACAGCAAGTACACCTGACCCCATACGAGCAAGATCGCGGCGCCGCCTAGATATAAAATTACTGTCATCCGTTTGCCCCGACTATGCACTCAAGTATTGCGCGGGGAGCACCGCTATCATCGACTGATTCTATTGCAGCCAGTCTCGTTTGTATTATTGCGTAAATCCTTTTATTTCTAAATTCCAGCTCAACCTTGTGTTTGATTTGCAAGTCAAACAACCAAGCCTTATCGGCTATAGGGTTGCACTCTTTATATGGCGCACGGAGCATGCCGTCACGACCTACGTGTACTAGTTTTCCATCTCTAACATCGACATCATCAAGACCCTCAATATCAGCAATAGCCTTGCACAATTCTAGTTTCGTTAAGCTCATAATAAATCCTTGGTTGTTAATCTAACAATTGGGCGCATAGCAGTATGCCGAGGGTGTAATCTGTATTCTTTGTGGGTTTCAGTGGTGGCGAACAAGCAGCCACCTTTCCAGTAATTAAATGTCGCCTTAACAAATTTATGCTTAGTTATGGCGTGGGAAATATAAACTTGCTCGCCCTCTTTCGGGTACCAGTGTTCAAACTCGCTTAGGGTGATCATGATAAATCGCTCGCTGTTAGTTTGAGCGCCTTGGCCATTGCGATAACGTCGCACTTGCTATGAGTCAGCTCGTTTGTTTCCTGCTTAAAATCAAAGTGTAAATAGCTACTTTCTCCGCACTCGACAAGCTCAACCAGCTCAATATCGCAATCACTAAACTCATACTCACTTATATCAAACTCCTTGCGTGGGATTTGTTTAAACGACAACGTGCCAAGAGAAGGTATCCCGCACTTTTCGCTACCTTGCCATTGGGTTATGTTGTTTAATTTGTTTACGAAGCAAATATTGCCAGATCTATGACCTCCATGGTTAGCCATTACCCAGTACTTTACCGCCCACTCTGGCGCCGCTTCAATCTCTTGCTGCGTTAAATCTCTAATCATTTTACTCTCCCAAATATTTTGTCGAATTCTTCTTGCAGGTTTTTCGGTAGGTCGGTCATTTTGCTTCCTTCTTGCTTTCGTTATTGATGAAGCGAGCAAAATCAAGCATTGAATCAGACAGCTTACTCTTACTCATTAAGTGGTCGATTTCGTGCGCAACAAAAGTACCATCGGCAAATTCAATATACAAAATGGACTTTCTTAGTTCTGGTACTGTTTTTAATTTCTCGACTCTAATAGATTTAATCATAACCACCTCAATTAATCATTCCAATAAACACAACATACAGCAACATTAAACGCAATGCAATAGGTTTGGGTGTAAAAAAGCCCCGTGAGCAGGCTAAGTTTCGCTAATGAAATTCGTGATCAATCGGCATTGTTATTCTCGCGAACACCCGATGAACATCTTCACTAACCGGCAGTGACTCATGTATGAAATGGTTATTACCGTAATATACCGTATCTTTTTTAAGCATGAATGGTTCGTTTAATTTAATGTGACGGCAATCACCGCCCACCCCTTGCACGCCATCAAAGTCACCGACCCAGCCCAGGCAAGACTCGAAGTTAGACGCTAGAATTATGCCGCCTTTTTGACTTAGGTATTGCTCCGCGTGGAGACTAGTGTTTACACCAGGGCCGTTCTCCCCAACCTTCCACCCGTTACCGCCACCACTACCGAATGACATATTATAAGGTTCGTAATTGCCATCGGTATGAGGCGCGCCACGGCGTAATGTGTCCGTAGCTTTTAGCTGCTTTCCGTGGATAGTGAAGAACGCCTCGCCCCCTTCATTCTTAACGCCGATTAGCATTTGCTTAACTACCGACACGAATTCAAGCGGAAGTCCCGCAAGCGTCTTTAGGTTGAAAGGTATCATTGATTTTTCACCCGTAAACACGGGCAGGCTAATTGCGCTCATTTCTAGTGATTTACTGTTAATCATTTCCATTTTCCTTTAATTAATTGACTAGGTAATCGTATTACGTTTAGTGATTCATTACAAGCATTACGTTTAACTAAATGTGCGGGCCAATAAAAAAGCCAGCGGTTAAGCTGGCCTTTGACTTAGATAATCACCCCCTTAGTTATAAGAACATGAGGTTCATTGCGCTACTGCCAGAGCTTAACACTAGCATTTCGTCGATAGCATCCATCAACGTGTCGTATTGGTCGTCATATCCCTTTTCTTGGTCCATTAACACACCAACGGTCAATAGGTCACATTCGCTAATAAACGGCACCACCCAATCAGTGTCGGCGCAGTAGGCACCATCGAACCATGTTGTATTGGTAATCTTATCGCCATCGTCGTTATGGATACGAGGAATAAACACCTTACCCATTTTAATCTGTGGTTGGCAATTGCTATGCCGAACAAATTTGTTTTGATTAGCGCCGCGCTGAATAGGGTTAATAGGCATATTCTTGCGCTTGGTTAATGTTGTTATCAAGCCTTGCCCCGCCTGCTTATCTTCTATCGACATGCTTCTAACGCCTATGCGCTGCGTTGTTGGTATCATGGCATTCCATTTGGTCCATAATCTTTCTGCCTCATTGAGCAAGTCTAGCGGATCCCATTTGCCGCGACTAATATCTAGTATGTAAAGATTACCATCGTCACCAATGCCAGCCAATAAGAACACGGTAAAATCTAAACGGTCGCCCACCTTGCCCGAGTTAGTATCAACAAATACCCCCAACGATTCCATAAACGGCAATTGGTCATAGCGCCCAAACCAAGACGTATCGATTAATCCGCCCGACATTTTAGCCGGTGATTGCTGGTACTGACTTAAGAACGTGTATTCATCGCGCTCCCACAAATCTATCAGTTGGTCGATATGCTCCATCTGTGGCCAGTAGGACCAATGCTTAACGCCATTAATGACTCGACAATCTGAATCCTTGATAGCATCCCAACACATGGCCCTAATGTTTTCGTCGAGCTCCAATAGGTAATCTTCGGTTATTAGCGCGGGTATTTTAATTAACTTGAATTCAACACCCATTCCGCCAGCTAGGCAAAACCCTATCGTGTCGTCAACGTGCAATCGCTGTTGTATCAGGAAGAACGGCGTCGGGTGTTCTTTAGACTTATCACCACGGCGAGATCTTATAGTGTTAGTTAGTTTACGATGCGCCGCTTCTCTTTTGACAGGGCTAAACATATCCTCCGGCTTATCAGGATCGTCCAAATTAACAGAACCGCTAAACTCAGGACCAAAGTAGCCACCACGGCCACCAGTGATTTGACCACCCATAGCGCGACTAACAGTGTTGCCGGTGACTTTGCCTTTCTCATTGATTATTTCCCATTCTTCGGCCTGGTTAACGCCGAATGAGCTAGGCCATAGCTCTTGATATTCTTTAGAGCTAATAATGTCCCTAGTGCGGCGTGAGTTACGCTTTACCAATGTGTCAGCAAATGACAGGTTAAGATTACGAAAGCGCTTTAATACGCCGGTTTTAACCAGCATGTTTGTATATGCGGGCAAGTGAATAGACATAAATTCTGTCTTGGTGCCGCCAGGAGGAATAGAGATCGCCAAATTAGTAGATGAATAACCACCCCTAACAACCTTGTCAATCTCCGCAGCCATCCAACGATGATGCCAATTAACTAACATCTTATCGCCCTGCAACAATTCAAACCAAATGCGAGTGAAGTTAAGAAACGTTTTCTCACTCTTGGTTTTTATGGCAACGCGATCGGGAAAGGTTAACTCTTCCCACTCTAATAAATCAGTCAAGATCGTTTAGTCTATTTGATAGTTTTAATTGAGCATCGCTATATTGATCTTGAGTGTAAGCCTTAGGTGTCATGCTGCCATCGGTTGATTTCATGTCAATCTCTTGCTTTTCACTATGCCCATGCCCTGCTAATAATAGCTTGGCAATCATCGGGTTCATGGTGTTGCTCAGGCTTCCATTAATCAATGAACGCTCTTGCGCAGTTAGCAATATCTTTACCGTGTAGGAAAACTCTTCCTTTTCAGGCTGTTTAATCCAGTCATAAATCGTGTCTCTCGCTACCCCTAATACACATGCTAAACCCGCGATACTTGGCACTACATCGTCATAGTTAGCGTAATTAGCAATATAATCTTTGGCCGTTTCAAGCGTTTCATCATTATATTTTGTTGGTCTTCCGCCAGCCATAAAATCACCACTCTCTAATTAAATTCAATGGCTCATTATACCATATATGTTAAACGCAAAAAAAACGCCACTGGGGGCGCTTAGTTGTTGGTGATTTGGTGTTAGAGTTTGGGTTGCTTCATCAGTGACTCAACTTAACGTTTACAATACGCCTTGCGAATGATTTTGTTTTTTCAGTGTGGTCGTCATTGCTTATGATCTTATTCAGCTCGACAACGGTAAAATAGCTAAGTGTTATTAGTGAGTATTCTTTAAGTTGTTTCATTTGATTTATCCATGATCAATTTAGCCGCTATAGAGTGCTGACTATTCTGTATGTAATTTTCTTCAATCACTATACTCAACATAGCTTCAAGCTCTGCAATGCGCTCTTGATTAGCATCGTATGAATTGATTGCTATAACCGCCGCCGCGCACTCTTCGGGAGAGCCTGCTTGGAAATAAATATCACCGTACGACTCGTTAGATTGATCCGCGCCAGTGCCATCACAAAACGAATCAGCAACGATACAGTCTTGATTATCATTTACCGGCACTCTTACTGGTAAGTCAAACCAATCACCCATTTTAATATTACTCATGCTCACCTCTTAGATTATCAATATGCTCACGAAGAGAATGCCTAGACACTTCTATAAACTCTTGGTCGTCATACTCTGAATTATACAAACCAATTTCAACGCCAAAACTTTTTACTGCATCAGCCTTTACGCTTGCCACGCATTGAGCAGGTGTTTTATTTAACAGCTCAGTTATTGCAATGTAGTCTTTGTGATCTTGTGGGTAGCCGCCACAATTACCACCGATGCCACACCGTACCCATTCTTGATTTTTAGATAGGCTTTCACGAAAATCATTAACCATAGCCCGTAGCTCGTCAATTTCTTTGTATTGCGTCTTAAGGCTACCTTGCAACTGTTCAACGTAGTCAGTCGCGCTAATGGCTAACGTACAATCGGGGCAATCCATGCTGTCCAGTATATTACCGACAGCGCCGTGACCGTCACATGTTTGACATACCAGCTTTTGATAGCGCTCGATTAACGATTGATTATCGTCGTAAGCGTTGATTGCTACTATCGCGCCCATTCTTCGTTCAGGCGTCGACCCGACAACTAAATTAATCATACTTATGGATGCAGTATCAACACCCCCGAACAAAACGCTCATTTTGATTTTATCGCTCATACCCTACCCCTTGATTAGTTTGCTTAAAAGTTCATTAATACACATTGCCGCATCGGTCGTTGTGTCATGTATAACCGACATTTGCAGCACTAACGCTTTCGGCTCCCACTTCTCTTTATTTGAGTATGGCTTGATGTCGTCAACGTGCTTAATGCTTCCATCGACGCACATGACGTTATGACCTGTGGATTGGTGAACGACATTGTGCAGACCGGTTTCTTTAACTGTAATTCTTTGACCTCTTTCATATTTAAACATTAGAAAGCCCCCATAAATAACATTCAATTAAATTAACAAGACCATATACACAAACGATGCTGCAAGTCGTGAGCAGGAATAACGCCCAGCCCTTTAGCGTTCTTTTATATGGCAAGGATACACCCCGCGATAATGAGGCCAATTACAAGCCCTAGAGGACTGTCGATTAACTTATCTAAAGATTTCATATTAAGCCTTGAATGTTTTGTTTCGATTGACCAACAATAAACGCAATACACTATATAGTCAAGCGTTACGTTTAATTACTTTCGCGGTTCGGAATCTAGCTCGGTCACAAGGTCTGCAATATG